CCCAGAGCCATCGGCCCTAGTGGAGGCTAGGTCCCGTGCGAAAAATATGCACCTACGGGTGAACTTCTACGAGGGTGACATACACCAGTGCCCGAATAGAAAGTTTGATGTGGTGTGTTTCAACTTTTCTTTGCACTACATCTACAAGACGAGGGACTTCTTCTTCAGTTCCCTACGGGAAATCAAGAAGCGTATAAAGCCGGGTGGAAAGTTGATAGGGATCATTCCAGACTCGGAGAAGATTGTGTTTAGGACACCTTACAGGGATGGGGATGGCAACTACTTTCTAACACGTGGTCTATATGGCAACTATGGTGAGAAGATGTTTGTTCACCTGGTGGACACTCCGTTCTACGCGGATGGACCAAAGCCGGAGCCTATATGCTACAAAGACCGCCTTGTCACGACTTTGGAGGAGATGGGATTTAGACTAGAACTTTGGGAGGGTTTGGAGGGAAACCCAATCTCAGAGTTCTATAGTAAATTTATCTTTGTATATAAGAGATGATAGCGTTTATTCTATTGGTGCTCGTAAACATTTGGATATTTAGGCGAATTCGAGAACCGAGGGAATTCACGGAGGTCAAGGAGAAGTACCAAACTCTCAGGGAGCATTTGATTGAAACGAATCATGAAAAGTTTCACATGCTCAAACGCCACCTCCCTATAACGGGATTTAATAGAATGTCTGAGACTGTGGGGTACAATACAAACAAGGGGGGTGAGATTGTGATATGTTTGGGTGGGACGGCGAATGAGATATTTCACGTCCTCATCCACGAGTTGGCGCATTGCACAGTTAGGGAGTATTCCCACTCCCCCCAGTTTTGGAAAAATTACATCGAGTTGAGGGACCTGTGTGAAAAATTAGGCATCTACGAGAGGATTCCTGACAGGACTGACTTTTGTGGTCAACACATTCAGGATAAATAATCTCACCCTACATTAAATGAAAACACCTGTTAGTGTTCTGATATCCGTGGTCATATCTTGGATTGCCATTTTCACCACGCTCCTCGTTCCAAGGTTTACGAGCACATACACCTTTAACCTGATTTGGTTGACGATGGTTATACCAAACGTTCTCCGTCTCATCGTCAATTCGATTCCCAGACTTGCGGTGGATCGTATTTTCTTCTTCTCATCGACGATCATCTCCATGATATTGATGTACCTGATCAACAAAATGTGGGATGCGTCGAGGGAGTCTGTGAAATCTACGAGGGATGACAGGAGAAAGAAACTTATTTTGAGTTTCTTGCTCATGGCGTGTTTCGCAGGAGGTGCATTTATAACCTACTTCGCTGGTATTGACAATTCAATTTACAGTAATATGGGGTGGGAGCGTTAGGGTTTGATAACGTAGTCCTTCGCCAGATAGAACGCCGCAGCTGCGACTAAACCTGTGGACGCGAGTCCAACCATACTTCTACCCCCCTGTTCGTTAAGGAACTTGGGGATAGAGGTCGCGAGTTTGTCTTGGACGGGTTTGCTGATAGCGATGGCGGTGCAGGCCGCCACGAAGAGGGCGGTGAGCTGGTCGTCTGTGAGGTTGAAGGGATTCTTGCTCTCTGGCTTGGCCTCTGGGCTGGGGTAGCTACCCTGTGGTTGGGGTGCGGTCATTTGGGGCATCATACCCTGCATCCGGGGTTCGTCAGTCATCATTGGGGGTTCCATCATGATATCATTAATGGGGGTAGAATCCATCGTCTCTTTATTTCCCTGAATATTATTTTCGGGGTGATTATTCACGAATGAGGTGGTTGGGTTGGAATTAATTGGAACCATCCCATCACCGTTATCTGCGAGATTCAATGTATTCACTTGGGGGGAAGCCATTTAATATACCCCTATTTTTTTTGGATGAAAACTATGACGCAAACCTAAGTCTTCTAACAGGTGTATACACCAAGTATGTCTCATCTACAAACAATGTCACCGAGTTTTTATTCGTCATTTCCTCTTCGTGATCGTTAGGGCCGTCTTCTTGGTGGCCTTCTTGGCATCTTCCTCCTTCTGCTCGAGGTGTTTGGGATTGTACATCTTCTTGTGGAGTCTCCACAACTCGGGTCCCCCAACTCTAAAGTTTTTCCGCAGGGAGGCTTTGTACCAGAATACACAATCCTGTATCTTGTTAGATTTCACGGTATTATCTAACACGAGGCATTCATAGTTTTCGGTGCACGCATCCATCACCTTACAGAACATGTCGAAGGAGGGGAAGATACCAAAGAAGGACTTGTACAACTTTTCTCTATTTTGAATAATGTTTTCCCTGAGTATAAAGACATAGTCCACGTTGGCGCGAAGTGCCGGTGGGAGGTCCATCACGTACTGCATCGTCAACATGAAGAAGATCTTCCAATGGCGTCCATTCATGAAGCACTGGCGGATGCAGGTATCCTTTAGAAACTTGGAGTCGTACATACAATCATCCAAGAGCATGAAGGCTCCGCAGTTTGTTTTACCTGCGCCCACCAATTTCCTCTGTCTCGCCATCACCCTCTCTATAGCGTCTCGGTCGTAGTCTCCATAGACGAAGAGATCGGGAATGAATTCAGAGTAAAAGTGATTCCCCTCCTCCGTCCCCGAGAGGACGATCCCCGCTGGAAGATGCTTTTTATGGAACATGATATCTTTCACCAACGTGGATTTACCAGTATTACGCTTACCTATGAACACACAAACCCTGTCATCCGTGATAGATTCGGGTTTGAATTTCCTCAACTGAAGGTTCATTCTAATGTAGTGTCTCGTTTTATTTCGCAAAATTTTACTCACATACTGTAGGAATGGCTGGTCGTTTAAGACTTGCCGCCACTGGTATTCAGGATCAGTGGTTATCGGGTGAACCACAATTTTCATACTTCCTGATGAATTTCAAGAGACACACAAAGTTTTCCGTAGACTACATGGAAAACCAATTCGATGGGGATATCCAATTTGGTCGGACAGTTGAGTGTATACTTCCAGGGGATAAGGGAGATCTAATTAAGAATGTGACCCTCAAAGTCACTCTCGAAGATCCCCAACCCGATGCACTGCCCACCAATTCATCCGTGTGGTGCCCGGGGGTTATATCCCACCTGGTGGAGTATGCTGAACTGCTCATAGGTGGCCAGGTTATCGAGAAGATAACTGGTGAATACATTAGTATGCATCAACAACTCCATAACACTGATGACGATGTGAACCAAACGTTGTACTTTTTAAACGGTCATCTTAGACAGTTACCCTATACACAGACATACACATATTTCATGGACATCCCCTTCTATTTCTACAGAAACCCCACCCTCGCGATCCCGATCTGTGCCCTGACAAAACAACGGGTGTCGGTCAGAATTAAGATTAGGCGTTTACAGGAGCTTGTTTTTGGTGGTGCAATGACATTTAACAAGTACTTTAACCCCGATGGTCTGAATGACGGTGATGATGCCCTTGGTGATGGTTTGGAAGATAGGTATGAAAGGGATATTTCTGGGGTAATCAAGAAGTTTTCATTGGACGCAGACGTGGTATATTTAAGTGAAGACGAGAGAAACTTTCTCATGACCCGACCCATAGACTATGTCATAACACAGGTGCAAATGTCTCAATTCAAGATGGCGGTTGGGGAGTTTGAAAAGTCTGTCATGTTACATTTTAAACACCCCGTCAAAGAATTATTATTTGTCTCTCAGTCTGAATCTGATAGCTCAAATAACATACCAGTTGACACGAATGAAATTGTCAGTGCAGAACTCCGTTTCAATAATGAGATTGTTTTTAATCAAAGAGAAAAGTTTCTAACATATGAACACTCCCTAAAGTATCATATCAATTCACCGTTCGTATTTGAGCATCCAAGTTTAAAAGACATCTACTACATATTTGGTGTATATTCGTTTTCACTCAATCCAGAACGTCATTACCCAACAGGGCAGGTTAACATGAGTCGTATATCCCATAAACTTTTTAAAATTAAAATTAATCCATTCTATTCTGATGCTGCGAGTCATACCCGTATATATGCAGTCAATTACAATATACTTAGGATTGAAAGTGGTTTAGCTGGATTAAAATTTTAGGTGAATATACTAGTAATGGCTGGACGCATTCAACTTTTGACATCTGGATCCCAAGACAGGTTCTTCACAGACAATCCAGACTACACACACTTTTTGGAGGGTTTTAAGAAGCACTCTAACTTTTCAAATCAGTATATCGACATCAAGCCACAAAATCCAGTTGATTTTGGGGGGGTGATTCGTTTTACAGTTCCACAAAACGCGGGAGACCTTTTAAAAACCCTAAGTTTGAAGGTTTCACTTCCACAAATAGAAACGGTTGGTGTCAATTATATTGAATCTGTGGGACACGCTCTCATCGAGTATGTGGATCTCATTGTGGGGGGTAAGACAATTCAACGTTTGACAGGTGATTATCTTCAGATATATTCGGAACACTACGTCACCCAAACAAAACAGATTGCTCTCGAAAGACTTATAGGTAAATATCCTTTACAGACCAGCGACTCGAGAGTTTCCGTCCCAGGGATTATAGCCCGTGGTACGTTGGGTTCAAAGAAAGATGAAGAGTTTTTTGTCGATTTACCATTTTACTTTTACAATCACCCAGAACTCGCTATACCCCTGTGTGCAATCACCAAACAGGAAGTCGAGGTGGAATTTAAATTGAGGGACGCCCGAGAACTGGTCATATCTTCTGTGGGAGATCTTCCGACATTAACTGAGATTTTGAAAATAAAAGACTTCCAACTTTGTGTGGATCTGGTATTTTTGGATTCCTCCGAGCGTCTGAAAATAAAAAACACCCCCAGAGATTACCTCATTACCCAAATCCAACAGGATGTTTTCAGTATCGGTTTAGGGGAAAACAGTCTCAGAGCTAAATTGGATTTCGTAAATCCGGTGAAGGAGTTGTATTTTGTCATTCAACGTCAGGGGACCACTGGGGATGGAACATCACAGGGTAATTTTGTGACACCCTTTGATTATGACAACACCGCGGAGGTTCAAGATGGTAAGTATATACTGTACGAAAACTTGGATTACCTGACGCTGAGTTTGGATGGACAGGACATTCTGACGAAAGATACTGGAACGGTTCCATTTCTCAAGGGTGTCCAAGCTGCCATTCACCATTCAAAGACCCAACTCATCAGGCGGTTCTATTCGTACAGCTTCGCTCTTCAACCGGAGGAGTGGTACCCGACGGGGCAGGTTAATTTCAGTTTGGTAAAAGAGCAAGTTGTAAACCTAAGTCTGACGACGTGCCCCGATTTTAGCAGACAATTTCGTGTCTACGCCGAGAGTTATAACATTCTTAGAGTACACGAGGGAATTGCAGAAACTCTTTTTGATACTAAACATTAAAGATGAATATGCAAACTGGATTCGGTGATGCGGGGGATACCCAAGCCACCAACTACATGAACACTATGATTGACATCATGATGCCCGTTATGGAGAACAGTATGGTGTTGGCGGCTGAATACTGCAAGGCTTGTGGAAGAGATGTGATTCTTCCAGAAGACATGGAATATGCATCCAAATACTGTGCTATGTACACAGTTGGTCAGAAGATTGGATCCTTTTTCCCAGAGGTGTACGATGACGAGGAATCTGAGGATGAAGTCGAGATTGAAGAAGTTGCAGAAGAAGAATGCCCCACTTTCGTCAGGTATTCGGGGGTCGACCCCAAGATTATTCAGATCAATGACGCGTACGACCGTTGGGACACCTGGGAACCCCAGAGCCCGGCAGAACACATGTTAAAAAATGCCATCAATAGTAATGAGCACATGGGAGCCTGAGGCGTGGTCTTTCTCAAATGATAAACTAAAGTCCTACGAATGTGAATCAAGTTCGAGTGAATCATCCGACGATGAACCAATCTTCACGAAAACGAAAACACTCAGGAAGACCAAGTACAAAAAAATAGAAAAGGAGGATTTACTTCCAGAATAATTTTCCCAATTAATACTATAAAAGTTTACAATGTCTGGTGTTATTGACACTGCCCTCGATACCGCTGCGATCGTCACTGCCGAGCTCGAAACACAGTCGCTCAACGCCGTGGTTGCCGGTTTCTCTTTCGCCGCGGCGATGTCCTGGATGGACCTCGTTCGCTGGATTGTCACCCAAATTGTGAAGGCCCCAAAGAATGGTTTTACCCAGTACGGCATGACCGCCCTCTTCACCACCCTCCTTTCGGTCATCGTCTACATGATTATTTCTCGTGTGTCGACCCGTGTCTCCAAGCCCGTCCAGCCAATTTTCGCGATTACCCGCTAATTTACCGGTGCAAATCATCACCGCCTCAACCTTCATTAAAATTGGGTTTAATTTTAATGAGTGTTTCTAATTACGACTAGGTCTTAGTATTACTGTGAAAGGGAGTGTGAGAGGGGGTTATTCATGAGCTGCTTCTTGGCGATGTCGAGGGAACCGCTATTTGGATTCGCGTGACCCTTGTACGCGTTGAACTGGTGGAAGGGCTTCTGCTGGTATGTCTGGGTCCACCCCCCGTTCGCGCCGTTCATTCGGCCATCGATGCGGGTGGTATCACTGCGCACCGCGGTGAGCCGCCCACCCTGCTTCAGGGCACTCTCACGAACATTCATCCTACCCGCATTGCCCATACGGTTAGCCTTACCACGACGGTCCTCTGGACGGAAACCATACCTCATGAGTTGTTCATTAGTCTTATCGACAACCTTTGAGGCCGCTGTGTTGTCGTAGGCACCACGGAAGTTTGTAATACCCGGCGCTGGCTGATTGTTGTAGATGTACTGCTCATCATTGCGGTCGCTCCTAAAACGGGTTGGATCTTGGGACATCGTCTGCGCTGACACGAAGCGCTTCGCACCACTGAAACCCAGCCCATCTGTGCGCAAACCAGTCTCCGAGCGGTTGGTAGTTCTCTTCGTCTTTTCGTGTTCGTTCCTTGGTACGACAGCGGACATACCTTGGGCGCGACCGGGCATCGCGGGTAAACGGGAGGGGAGGTGTGCCGTTGTCTCTGGTTTATTGTGGGTCAACTGGCCGACAACCGCGGAGCGGCCACCGGTTATATCCATAGCTGGACCTGTCCGTCCTGGTAAAGTTGTGAGTCTATACTCACCAACATTGACTGGGTTCACCCTAAACATCTGCTGGTATCCACCAGTGGCTGGAACGTTGGGGTCGACCCCCAAACCCGGCCCAACCATCTGCTTTTCCACTGGTGAGAGATTGTTCATTCGACCCTGGTCGTACATACGGTTCCTCATGTTTAGGATTTCCTGTCCCCCACTTCTCTGTTGAATGGAAATGTCCCCAAAACTCTGCATCTCAACTTTACGTGGAATACCCGTTCGCGTCAAGAACTCCTCCTCTTTAAATTCGACGGGTGCTGTGTCATACACGGGTGGGGTCTCCCGAGGGGTCTCCCGAGGGGTTGGTTTACTCAGATTTCGACCAGCGTATACGAGACCTGCTACAGCCATCAACGATATGGGATCAGCCATTCTTACTTCTTGTTAATATTTTTATTAACGTACCTTTGCTGAAAGAGACCATTTTGAAGTTCGGCACGGGTGCTGGATGGTTCATAACTCATGGTGCGTAGTGGAACCTTACACTCCATGTTGGACAGGGGGAAGAGGCGGCGCTCGTAGGTTGGGACGATGGTTTTGTTGAAACGGGAGGTACTCTGGGGGCGGAGTTCATCACTGGTGTCTATGTGCTGTGCTGGGGAACCCTTACCCGCCATGTAGGGGGCGGTACCATAGAGCATGGTGTTGGGTCGGCAGCCACCACAGTTGAGGGTGCTGGGCTGAGGATACACGAAAACCTCATCCGTCGCCTTCACTGGGGCGATGGCTCCCTTATTTTGAACGATGGAAAGACCAGGTTGGAGCTGATACGCCATTTATTATTACATAAGAATATTTATCTACGCTGGACCAAACATTCCACCTCTTTTGTTTCCATCATTTAATCCACCGAATGCCTCAAGTTGGACCCCCCTCGCATTGGGGTCACAGAAGCGGGTGTCACTCTTACACATGGGTCCATTCTTTGGGCCATATAACCACTCCGCAAACACAGTCTGATCCCCGGGTATCTTCGTGACTGGATTTGATACAAATTGTCTATCGACATGATTGCGCTGATATTTGGGTAGGGGGGAGCGAGAGCGCCCCGCGTCAAAGGGAATTTGGTTCCCTATTTTCTGATTTGCTGTCGCGTAATAACACGCCTCCAATCTATTTGGGGCATCACCCATGAGTACATTTCCCATGGGATTTTCGTCTGTGGGTAGCTGACACCCCTCGGAGTACTTCTCATTCACCATATTCGACTTGTATAGGGCGATGATTAGGGTCAGAACGGCTAAACCCAAAACGAAAATACGAGGATCCCGACGCGTAAGATAGATAATACAGGATGTGTAAATGACAAACCGGGATGCCGCGTTCACTCTATCCTCTGGGGTTTGTTCCCCGGTTGGCCAAAACTCCAAAACCTTGTCGGCATTTATGAGCTGCTTGGGATCATCAAACCAGGTCTTCATTTAGTATATGTGAAGGTTTATTTTTTTGGGAGACCACCAAGCATACCACCCATCATCTTCATGAGGGCGTCTTGGTCGATCGAGCCACCCTCGGTCTGCATCTTATCCGCACAATCCTTCGCGATACCCTCAATCATGGAGAGTGTGTCTGCTGGGATAGATGTGATGGTGGTACCAAGCATATACAGTGTCTGGAGGTACTGCCACGTCACACCCCGGGTGTTTGGGGACATGCGCTCCCAGTACGACTTGATATCGAGATCCTTCAGGAAGTCGATCGTATCAATCTCCTTCAGTAGGAAGGTCTCATCCTTAGCGGAAATCTTATCCGCGTAGGGGGAAACACCACCCATAAAAGCATCCACAACGAGGCGGGGGTTGGTGCTCTTGAGTAAATCGAAAGAAGTTAACATCTTCTTAATGCCTTTTTCATCTGGAAAAGTCTTGTGCAATTCCACAAGAAATTGACTCATCATATCGTTAAATGCAGTAACGGACGCCATTTTCTTAGTTTTGGGGTGTAATCTTTAAGTCTAAAAGGGTTCATTGGAAATAGCCTCCTTCTTACCCATGCCTTGGGACACTATAAAAAAGACCAAAATCGCATTGAGGACGGCGGGTTTGGCATACTTGTTGAGTTCCAACTTACCCTCGTTATTGAGTTGGGCTTTCAGGTGAATGTAGGCGGCAGTTATACCACCCGCGATGAGAGCGGCGCTCATGGGGTCACGTAGGTAGTCGGAGAGTTCCATTTAATTATACCGAGGATTTTTTGTACGCTGCTCTGGTGCATCACCAAATAAAACTCCGTCATCCTCTTCAACTTGGGATTCGGGTGCCTGGACACCTGGGACAGTCTTGAATTCATTCTCGAGTCCAGTAGGTTCCCTAGGGAACTCTGGCTCTAGCTCTGGCTCTGGCTCTGGCTCCGGTTCCATCCCTGGCTCCCCGAGGGGCTCCGGTTCCATCCCTGGCTCCCCAAGGGGCTCCGGCTCTGGGTCAAAATCGTCAATCACATCGGGATCTGGGGTGTCTTGAATTTCCCCATCCAAATAGATGTCACTCGACTCTTGGGACATGTAGGTTTGGAGAATCTGTTGGACTGGGATAAGTTCCTTCACAGTGGCCTCGATGCACCCACAGAAACGCGATGTCAGCTTTTCATCTCGGAGATATTCACTCTGTTCATCGTGGAAAATGTAGGGATCGCGGTACAGGTCCTTAGCCACATTGTTGTAGCAGGTCTGGATGAAGACCTCGTTCGTGGGCAACTTGAGGGCAATCTTCTTGTTGTCAGCCTTGAGGCGGACAGCGGATAAAATCTTGGTACACGCGACAAAGACCGCGGCTAAGAGGTCATTGAACCATGCGCAGCGGTTGGCGATGTTGTCGGTGTGCTGCTTGGACATCGCGTTGGACCAGTTTGGAACTTCCTTGAGGAGCTTCTGGTACATGACGAGAACCTTCCTCCCCTTGGACATGGTGACGGCTTCGTTGTACATATCCTGGAAAACTTCAATCATGGCGGGGGTCATGATGAGACACAGCTGCCCCATGTACTCCCTTTTGGCCTCAACCATTATATTAAGTGAATCGGACATGGTTATATAGTAGTTTTACATATTAAAACTTTAAGTCTCACGCGGATTTTCTATACTGGTTCGCAATCTTCTTGAGGTTCATGAGGTTTGGGAAATCCCCATCGTCTGTGCTCCCCTTCTTCTTCTCCTGCTTCTTCTTGGAAACGATCCAACTCACGTAAATGTCAAACTCACTCACCAACTGAACGGTGAACCCACCCAGTTCAAATTGCCTCGCGATGTACCTCGCCGCCGCAGCCCTGTCGAACACGGGGTAGCCGATTAAAAAGTGGGGAATCGTCATGAAGAGTTGTTTGTACCCAAGTTCGACGGATTGTTTAATTTTAGAAGAAAATTGATCGTATATTTTAATGTAAATCTCCTTTTTGATTCGTTTTCTTTTGTCATCAATCTCAATTACATCATCGATGCTAATCATTACAATTACTGCAACTTATTTTTTACGGAATCCAACTCACTCTTACATGGCACAGACTTCTCCTTGACAAGTTTGTAGTCGATAAACTCTTTACCCTCTGAGCCCTCTGTGTAGGCTGCAACGTTGCTGGGTGCTTGGACTCCCATGGGCTGTGAACGGAGGGACACCAAACGGATCTTACCCCCTTCAACTTCATACGAGGCGACGATGGAGAATCCAAACGCAAATCCACTGTTCTTCACCGTCATAAACACGCATTCGTAGACGTCATTTTCTTCCCCCCTGTATTTCTTCACGGAGGTTGTCTCGATGATGTAGGTGGATACACCAGTGCGCTTGAATATTTCTTTGTTTGCCAAGAGTACAAAATCCTGTATCATATCATTGTCCACGTTTGCCTCAACTTTGGTGTACTTGGAGAGATCTGGTCTGGGGTCATCCAACTTTATGTCCACCGGGTTGGTGTAGCCTGAGAGACCGAAGGCTTCTCGCTTGGACATCAGGAAAAATAATACTACGACCAATGCGAAGAGGTACACGTATTTCATCTTTACTATTACGCGTTAATTTTTTTTTAGAAAATACAATCTATATACTATATGTCGTTGTTGATATACAGTCCGAGGTGTAAACATTCCATGGATGTCATTGAGTATATAAAAAAGCACGAACAACTGAAACAGCTTGTTCACTACCACAACATAAATACACAGGGCATCCCCCCAAACTACAAGAATAAGATAAACCGTGTCCCCACGATGCTGACAAAAAATGGGAAAATCCTCGTGGGGAATGAAATTAAAAACTGGTTGGACTCCCTCCTCCCTGCACCCGAAATTTCAAACACGACCATATCTGGGTTTGGTTGTAGCATGACAACTTTAGACGGAAACGATGGTGACTCTGACATATTCCGACTCGATGAATATGGAAAGTCCTTACAACCCGCCATGACGAAGGAATTGGAAGAGAGGATCAATAGAGATGTTTCAAAAGGTCAGACATATACAGATTTAAAGATGTAATACACAGTATATAGTAGATATGAAACTTGTTACAATTCAAGCATCGGCTTTTAAATCGACATTTGAAGTCCTGAAGGATATTCTAAACGATGTAAACATATACTTCAAACCCCAAGGTATGTACATCGTCACGTTAGACACGGCGAGGACATCCCTCATAGATATGTTCCTGGCTGCAGATAACTTTGAAGAATACCACTGTGAACAAGAAGAAATTATCGCGGGTATAAACATTTCAAATACGTTTAAACTTCTCAAAACGATCACCAATAACGATATACTGAAACTTGGAATTACTTCAAAGGAGTATATGGATATTGAAATCACCAGTGATTCTAAAAAAACAAACACAAAGTTTCAACTCAAACTTTTGGACATCAACGAGAATCGCATCGAAGTCCCAGAAGTTGCCATGACTACGGTGACCACCCTCCCCTCTGTAGATTTTCAACGATTGTGTCGAGACATGTCAAACATAGGTTCCGAGATTGAAATCCACCGATCTGGTACGTCTATAAAATTTAAGTGTGAGGGGGATTTTGCAAACCAGGAGACGACGATTGAATGTCAGGATGAAAGTCCCAAAATCTGTGGGTTGTACAGTCTAAGGTACCTCAATATCTTTACAAAGGCGACGAGTATGTGTGCGTCTGTGCAAATTATACAGGAAACTGGGAATAGATTTTTGATTCTAAAGTATAACGTCGCCAACTTGGGGGAGCTCAAGTTTTACCTTGCGACTAAGGTATCCGAAGATCAGTTGTAAAGTGTTTGAGGGTGGACAAAGTCTTCTTCATACCCAAACTATTTGTAATTAAAACTTTTGGATATCTTTCCCTCAATGTTTCCGTGTCGTAATATAAAAAGTGTTCGAGTGAGACACTCTGTCCGTGAAAGTCATTTCTCGGACCGATGTACCGTTTCACCTTTTCAGTAATGTCCCTCTGTGGTTTATCATCATGATCCACCAACCAGACACTACTCAAAGGGATGCTGAACTTCATGCCAGACTCTTCAACTTTTCCAGGCTTGAAGTTGATGTCATTTGAAATAGCCTTATATATACGCCCATTGAATGAATATTTCACACGGAGAATGATATGCTTTACATTTTGGGGGACGGAGGTGTGCCTAAATTTCTTACCCGTCGCCGTGAGATGATATTCAGTGAGTATACCAACCCAAGATTTACTCTCATTTTCCCAAAAAGGATCCTCAACTTTGTACTTCATACCATCTTCAATTTCATATTCAAGTTCTTCAGATAGTATGTGATAGTCTGAGTGTGTAGTTAGTTTCCTGAATATAAAATAGATGATGCTTAAAAGTTTGAAGAGCATTTCTTTATATAATGGAGGGAAACTTTTTAAGTAGATATAATAACAAGATAGAAAGTTGGAATGAAAGCATAAAGAATGATCCATCCAATAAAAATAGGTATGAATCTGAAATGTCCGAGTATATGATAAATTGTATGCCCTACATGGAACGATATATAGATGATAATAGTGAGTCGATAAATACAGATAATGTATTTAATGTCAAAGAAACTGTTGGTCTTAAGAAAAAAGATATTTTTACAGATTATTTGGTGGAGGTTGAAAATCAAAATATAACTAGACCAACTGTGAAAATGACCGATCTCTGTGAGAGGTGCCCAAATAGTAATATACTCCACTTTCATGATACAAGTGATTTGGTGTGTGATTCGTGTGGTACTATAATTTCAACCATCATCAGTGAAGAGCTCACCTATAGAGAAGAACAAGAAACATCCGAAAAGATTATAAATTATTCATACAAGAGGGAAAATCACTTTAATGAATGGCTCTCACAATTTCAAGCGCAAGAGATGACCTGTATACCTGATGAAGTCATAGAACAGTTGAGATCGGAACTGAAGAAGATCAAAATTAAGAAACTCGAGGACATTACACACGCAAAAATTAGGGGGTTGTTGAAAAAGTTGAGATTGAATAAATACTACGAACATGTTCCTTACATAACTAATATTCTAAATGGTATCAAACCCCCGAGTATGCCACAGGAACTTGAAGAATACCTACGAATCATGTTCAAAGATATTCAAAAACCCTTTGATGCTAATTGTCCCTCAGAGAGGAAAAACTTCCTCAGCTACTCCTACGTCCTCTACAAATTCTGTGAACTCTTGGGGGAGGATGAATACCTCCAGTACTTTCCACTTTTGAAATCCAAAGAGAAGTTGTACCAACAAGATGTCATATGGAAGAAGATTTGTCACGATCTCAGGTGGGAATATATTCCCACTATATAACAAATGGTGGTACGAATCCCCCTTAGCAACTCTGGATTTCTTAGCGCACACGGCTACGAGGATGTCAGAGAAAAGTCCAAACTCGCGAGACACCGCGCCCTCATGAGAGTCGTCCGAGCCGGTGAACCCCCCCTAGGTCTCTTTAGGAGACTCAACGTCCTCATGATCCTCTTTAGACGGAGAGACCCCAAACTATCCAAGATTTTTAAGGAGGATAGAGATTGGGTCAGAGAGAAACTATTATAGATGATCTTCATAGATAGACTCGTGCGCTACTTTGCAAAAGACATCAACTTACCATTGAGGTGTTATGCAAATAAACGGCAACTCCTAAATAGGAGGGACTGCTGCGATTGTAAAATATACTGTAAAAAGCCACCAAATGGTGGGACCCCGGCACTCCAAGAGATTACCACACTTAAGTATAAGGACTCCCTATATTATAGCAAAAATGGATCAAATTATCCACGATATAGATCATATTCGCGAAGATCTCCTTAGATTGGAAAGTGATGATATGGAAAGTTTTGCAGTACAACATTGTATCGAGGAAGTCAGTACACTTATTGGGAGGATTCGGGAAATTCTTCATGGAATTCTAACGAACCCAGAGGCTCAGTACCAAGAATCTCTACAGTTCTACCAGAGTCTGGCACAGGTCCTCCCCCTAATGGTTCTACTTCAATCTTCCGAACTTCCACCTCCCGATCCCTACACGGAGGATAATTTACCAGGTACGCCGTCTTCAGACCTGTCAGATGAAGATAGTTTCTTGCCTGGCACTCCGCCGCTTCGTTCAGAGACTTGATGATTTTGAATTCTAGAATAGTGGTGTTGTCAATAATCATATCTATCCTCAAATTTCCAATCACGTGACCCTTAAACTTAATCAATACAACCCTCTCAGACTCGTAGGGTACCCCCCTCTCCCTAAGTAAAACTTCCATAGCATTGTGATATACTCTCTCACTGTACCCCGGACCCAGGTCAGAATATATCTCCTTAGCTAAATCTTCGATCATATAGGTGTATCGATAATTTTCTCTATATACTTTAAGATGGTCAAGCGGGCTCGAAACAATAACAGTAATAGCAATAACGAGAAAACCTTAAAAATTAGAGGGCGTGAGGTTGTTCTTCCCCCACTCGTAATTGGTCGTGGCATGTCATGTGGATACGCTGGTATACCCCGTTATCTGAAGAGGGCGAAGGACCGCTTTGATAATCTGGGCTACGTTTCGGCATTTTTTAACTACAACATAGAGACAAAGAAATATGGTATAGTAAAAAATATTGATAAGATTAAAAATACTCTGAACAAACCAAACACAAACTCTAGAATCAGTTCAACACCCAACGTTCACTTTTTTATGGTCGGTATGACCAACAAATCTGGGGTTGGACACGCGGTCAGTGTTCTCGTCGATCCAAATCAGAAGAAGATATGGGCATTTGATCCACATGGTCAGGACTCATCCAATTCTGAATGGGGGATCACACTCCGTAGGGAAATCATTCCCATCCTACAGGGCATGTGGGGTGGTGGTTTTACAGTTCGTTATTATAATGGACCAAACCTCCAAGCGGACAATACCCGTGGGACGTGTACAACGTTTTACGTGACTTTTATGGATATGATTCCATATATGTTGAGTGGTCAGGGTAACATAAACCAGGTTGCAGAATTCATATACAAAAATATAACAGCTATACGACAGTTTTATCTTAATTTTGCCCCCCAAAATGTTGGAAGAATAGTCACCAAAAACGTAACTCAAACTGTGGGAAATCAAAGAAGATCAAGACCCACCTCTATGAATATAAATTCGTAAATATAAGTATGAGTCTCCACCTCATCCAACTTCCCACCCGACTCGTGAAAGACCTAAGGAAGATTAGTAAGATATCAACGAAACAAAAATGGGAGTACGGTGGGAGATTACTTTTTGATGATACCTATACCTATACAGGTTTCACCCAGGTAACATCAAAAG